CCTTCGGAGCCTTGCTCGGCTTGCCTGCCTTCATGGCCGCTTCCCGCGCGGTCGAAAGCGCAATCGCAATCGCCTGCTTCTGCGGGCGGCCTGACTTCACCTCTTTAGAGATGTTCTCGCTGATTGATTTTTTACTGTAACCCTTTTTGAGCGGCATCGTTCACCTCAAAAAAAATGGGGGGCATTGCGCCCCCCAAAGTTTAGCTTATCGGATCATTACTGTCCGAACAGCAGTACGCCCGACATCTCAGGAGCACGGTTGACCACGCCGTACAGCGTGTCCAGACGATACTTGATCGTCATCGTGTCGATGTCATAGAACTTCTGCATGACCAGCTCGATGCCCTGATCCGTCGATGCGCGCAGTACTGCGGCACCGCTATCGGTCGGGACAGCATACCGGCCCGGCAACAGCTCGATTGCATCGCGCTGCCAGAAGCAGTTGACGTTGCAAGCGTTATCATTCAGCCAGTTGATCGCAGCAGTTGCAGACGTGCTAGCCACGTTGATGTTCTTGTACTGCAGCTCGGCGTCCGTGGGAGCCGAGTTCGCACCGATCATCGGAGGGCTGATCGTCATGGTCGTGCCAGAATCTACCGAGATCACGCGGAAAGTCTTGGGCTGGCCCGTCGACTGCTTGGTGATCTGGTGAACGGCTTCGATGCCAGCAATCGTGAACGCATCGCCTGCGTTGACGCCGCTGGTCGTCGAAACCGTGACCTGCTGGTAGCGGTTGTCCACGTTCAGCACGCCTGCGGTTGCAGTCGTGGTCGCACGCGGAACGAACCGAACTTGCGCGCCGTTGGTAGCGATGGTCACAGAGGTGGCCTGTGCTGCCAGACGGTTTGCGTAGTCCAGCTTGTAGGTCTCAAAACCAGCAACCATGCCGACGTACGAACGCTCATACGCGCGGTCCGACTTTGCGTTGCCGAACGAGCGGGTAGCCGTCGCCAGGTTGCCAGCCAGGCCGTTGTAGTCGCGGGTCGACAGAGCCAAGTATCGGTCATAATCCGGCACGCCCTGCTCGTTCATGATCGCGTCGCACAGAGCAACGTCGTCGTAGTCACCGGCAGCGCCAGCAACTGCAACGACCAGCGTGCCCTGGTTAGCAGCAGCGTTCATGACAGAGCGGTTGATGTCGGACGCCAGCTTCTGCTTTGCAGCGTCGCCGAGGCGGCCTTCCTGCAGTGCGTCACGCAGTTCCTTGGCGTTCAGCTTCCAAGCCGACGTCTTGGAGAAGCCGAGCGTTGCCGGTACCGAAAGCTGAGTCATGTCGTCGTAGTTGGACGAAATGCTCGAGCCTACGGTCGAGTCGAAGCTTTGCGCGATGTAGGGCATCGGGCGCCAGATGGTGTCGCGTGCGCGCTCCATCGTGGTGGCGTCGGTGTTGAACACAGCGACGTTGCGCGACAGTACCAGCGCGTCTTGGAAGCCCTCGAGAATGTTCTCAAAGGCAACGATTTCCTCTTTCGAGAATGCATTAGCCATTTTTCAGTCCTCTATTTCTGCTTTGCCCGCTTGTAGGCCAGCACCTTCGACAGATCACCCGTCTTCAGTGCCTCAGCCCGCAGGCGGTCGAGTTGGTTATCTACAGTCCCTGCCGTGCGGCCCGAGCTTTTCACGGGCGACTCCGGCGGCGGCGGCGGCTTTCGAGTGGTCACTTTGAGTTCCTTTTCGAGTTTCGCAACCGCGAATGCAAATTTCACGGGATCGGAGATCGCTGCTAGCTCCTTTGCACGCTTCGGGTTCTTCCCGATTGCGTACACAACCAGTGCCGGGTTATCTGCGCCTTGCAGCAGGATGCCTTGCTGGACCTCTGAAAACGCTTCCTGCGTCACCGCTTCTGCGTCTTCGTAGTCCCTAACGCGCAACGCCGACTTGGCCTTGCCGTAGTCATCCAACTTCGCCTGCCACGACCGCGCCGCTTCTTCCTCTGCCGCCTTGGCTCTCGCCGTTTCGGCATCGACTGCGCGCTTGCGCTCGTACCAGTTCTCTAAAGCGCCCTCGAATTTGTCGGTGTCGTAGTCGAAATCCTCGAGCTTCGGCTTAGTCCCCAGCGGTTGCCGTTTCGGCTCCGCCGTTGACAGCTTGGCTTCGAGTTCACGAATCAACCGCTGCTGTTCTCGGTGGCTCTTTCGCAGATCCTTTACCCACTGCGGAGCGGGCTGCGACTCTTCCTCGGAAGGCGGCGATTCTTCCCCAATTGAGACGACTACCTCATCCTCCTCCACATCCTCGACCGTCTCGGTCTCTGGCGCTTCTGGTTCGAGTTCGACCTCTTCTGCCGTGTTTTCGATATCCATATACTCGCCTGGTTGGTTGGCGGAAACCATGAATCAATATTAATTGATATTACGCAGCGATGCCAAGTGCAACGAGCAACGCTCTTGACTCCATCTCGTCGATGATGTCGAGGATCTCAAGCAGCTCGGCCTCCTCCTGCGCGAATATCTCGACAACCTTGGCCGCAGTCTCGACCTCATCGCGCAGGCGCTCGGAGGTTTCTGTCTCAACGCGAAGACGCTCGACCTCGGTGCGCAACTGCTCGAGCGTCGCGCGTGCCGATTCGTATTCGCGGACCAGCTCTGCCACCCGGCGGGCGGATTCAGAGTCAGACGCGCGCAGGATCTTGGTGGCGGTCTTGACTTCCTGCGCTGCCGTTTCGGTCTTCAGCGACGCCTCAAGCCTGGCGCGCTCGTTCGCCCAGCCGCGCTGGCGCTTTTGCTTTCCAATGCCACCGCCGCCCACCAACTGGGTAATGGTCGCGGTGGAGTCAAGCGTGTCGCCTTCCTCGGTGACATTGACGCTGCCCGTCGCGCCGGAGGTGCCGCTTGACGCGAGTGTGTCGCCGTCTTCGGTGACAGACAGGCTGCCAGTGATAGCCAGCGCGCCAGTAGATGCTAGGGCGTCGTCTTCCTCGGTGACATTGAGGCTGCCGGTGATCGGCAGCGTTCCGGTCGAGGCGAGCGTGTCGCCTTCTTCGGTGACGGTCAGAGAACCTGTGAGCGGCAGGGTTCCGGTAGAGGCTAGGCTATCGCCTTCTTCGGTGGCCGCTAGGCTGCCCGCAATCGCTAACGCGCCAGTGCTGGCTAGAGTGTCATCGGCCTCGGTGACGTTGAGGGTGCCGGTGATGGCAGTACTAGGCGCACCAAGCTGCGGCTGTCTGACCCGCAAGGCCATTTAGATGTTGAACCTTGCGCGGGTGGCGTTGAAGTTTTGGGAGACTTCATCCGCAACGATGGCTCTGTTATAGATCTTTATAGAGTAGATATTGCCGTTGATAGGTCTAACAGTAGAAAGACTATAATCAGCAAAAGATGTCGTGGTTGAAAAATTTATAGGGGTTGACGTAAGCGATTGTGAAACTTTTTGTATCCCATCAATATATGCAGTTTGTGCTGACCCATTCCAAGTTAAAACTATTTGCCTAACTGTGGTAGTATTTCCAATTACCCCTGTCCCCATGGTAGACCAAGCACCATTAAAGGCAGCAAATATCTCATTTGTCTGCAGAGTGCTTCCTGCGTAACCAATAACCATATAAGCGGTGCCTATTTGGCTTGAGGCAGCGTTATTATGTAGAACATAGCCAAAGTTACCTGCGCTTCCCGCTATTGCTTTTACCCAAATTTCATAAGTTTGCGGTGAACTTGCAGTTATTGGAGACGCAAAAGTTCCTCTATCATTAACCCCGTCGAAAACAATAGACCCTCCGCCCGCAGAGCTAAATGTTGGGCCGTTTATGAGCGTCCCGTTGTTTAGTCTATCTGACAGATCATACCAACTAGTCCCCGCAATCGGATAAGACTGGTAGTTCCCAGCATCCAAATGCATCACCAACCCATCCGTAACAATGCCCGGCGAGACAATGTTCGAGCTGTTAGCGTTCGCGACGTTACGGCCCTGAATACGGCCCTCGTCGTAGGCGTTGATGCCCCTTGGCATTTAGCTGACGTCCTCGTTCCAGGGTGTGACGTAAAGTTCGTTACCGCTTGCTGCGGTTGTTACACCAAGATTGTTGATGATCGAGAAGCGCATCGAAAACGGGTACAGGCGCACCATGTTGATCATGATCACCTTTGCGCTCGAATCGTCTTTTACAAGCGTCGTATAGAGATCACCACCGAACTTACCGTCAGCCGTGTCTGTGCCGTCAGACAGCTGCACACGTAGGGTGATCGAGCCACCCGCAGACGGGTCAATGCTTCCTAGCTTGATTGTGATCAAGCCATACAGGTTTTTGTTCGTGCTGTTGTCGTATGTGACCGTGCTGCTTTCGGAGCCGTTCGCAAGACTATTCGCAACGGTCGAAAGGATGTTGCTCGAGCGTGTGCTTGGAGTCGCCCATTTTGCTGTGGCCATTATGCAACCCCTCCGCGTGCCAGCCCAACCGTGCGGGCATTGACAACCGTATCATTCGCCTCCGCCCACGATGGGTAACGCTCTCGTTTAGACAACGCGAACAGCTCATCTCGCTGCGTTGTCGTGATGGTGCCTTGGGCGGTCATCACATCCAGCACATTGCGCGTCGATTGTTTGGCGATGTCCAGTTTGCCAGAGCGCAACACGTCCATCCCCCAGCGGATCACCGGATCAGACGACGCATCGAGCGCGTCCAGTAGAGCTGCGCCGTCCACCGGCCCAAGCGTGTCCATGACAGTGCCCGGCCCTGCGTTAGTTTCCACCCAGTAGACAATAACCTGCTGGGTCGTGTCGGGTTGGTTCAGGACATCCGCCGCCTGCCAGTCTGGCAGATCAATGACATCTGGATATTGCAATCGGTCGTATAGTGACTGACTCATTTACGCATTCCCAGCCGTCAGGGTGAAAGCGGTCACAGTGAAAGACTGCCCGCTCGTGAAGCTCACGCTGTCAACGATCATGTCCGTGGCGCTGGTCCCGACGGTGCCCTGCGCGTGACAGGTGGTGCCGTCGGAGGCGTACAACCGGAAGTGTGCGGCAGTTCCGGATGCATCCGCAGACGCATCCGTCCAGGTTCCGGCCTTCGACTTGGTGCCGCCTGTCGCGGCGTCCATCCAGTCGGACGGAAGGTTAATGGTTGCCAGA